AAGGGCAGCGTGCCGGCCGAGCTCACGGCTCTGCGCCGGCTCGCCACGGCGGCGCCGGTAGGATTCAAGTTCAATCCCTATCACGACGAGCTCGGCCGTTTTACCTTTGCACCGGGCGGCGGAGAGGATGATAGCGATGATGACGATGACAATGATGCTTCTCCGAGTGAAATAGCCCGCAATTTTTTATCCTGGGCACTATCGCTTGTCGGCACGGCGCACGCCCAGGAGGCAGACGATGAAGACAACAAACCTACCGAAGGAAACGATACTTTTGGCGATATAAAAGCCGAATATTATTTTTCTTCGCTTCAAATACTGTATGAGCTTGACCCTGACAATCACGATTTCGATTCCATCTCTGGACCGGATTGGGTTCCTAGTGACGACGAAATAAACCGGCTCAATGTAGCAATTTCTGCTGCAAGCCAGCAGCGCGTCATGAATTTTGTGATGCCGAACGACGAACCTGTCGGCGAAGAAGGAAGCAGCTCGGAAATTCGGGTTTTGCCTGGAGGCTTGGAGTAAGCGCAACGTGATTTTGAATTTCTCACTGTCGGGGGCACAGTGCGAGTGCAACCGGACTATAACGGTCTCATGATGAATCTGCCCGGCAATTATGGTATTATTGGTATCAGGCCTGATTCAACGAGTGGTTCTCCGAGTCTGGACTTCAATATCCCGAGTGTTCCAATTGGAAAAATTCACTATCAATGAGGAACCCGTGAAAACAATCAACGAATATGTAGAAGATATCACCCGGTCGATTACCCAGGACTATGAAGGTCTTTGGCAAGTCGCCTCGTTTTTCCGCGACAGGCTCAAAATACAATCTGATGCCGAAGTGAAGGAAAAATCGTTTGAGGTTATTCGCAAACTTATGGCCCGCAACATCATGCCGGGCAATCTGGCGGCAAAGGGCGGCTTCACGTTTTGGCAGGGCACGCCCGAAGAATTACTTGCTCGCATTGATGCCGAGTGGCCGAAAACCGGAATTCCCCGGCTCAGTTATACCGAATGCTGGTTCGCCCTCAAGAAAGCATGAACCCCCGGCGCAGCGCCGCATATCCGATTGCGTAGCATAAGCCTCGAAACTCGTTTCGACACCCGACAACCTCGAAAGGCCCCGTCATGAGCTTTCTCAGCCTCGTGAAGAACGCGCTGCGCCCGATGCCGGCCGCGCATGCCGCCGCCAAGACCAGCGCCGCGGGGCCGATCATTGCCTGGAGCCATACCGGCCAGCCGCGCTGGACGCCCCGGCGTTTCGAGCACCTGGCCGAAGCCGGTTTTCGAAAAAACGTCATCGCCTACCGCTGCGTGATGCAGGTGGCGACGGCCGCCTCGGCCATTCCCTGGCTGCTTTATAACGACCATAACGAGGAAATCGACCGGCATCCGCTGCTGGATCTGTTGCGGCATCCGAACCCGCTGCAGGACGGCGTCGCCTTCATGGAAAGCGTCTATGCCTATCTCGCGATCGCCGGCAATGCCTATATCGAGGCCGTGACGCCCGGCGACGGCGACGCGCCGGTCGAGCTTTACGTGCTGCGGCCCGACCGCATGAAGGTAATTCCGGGCCCGACCGGTTTGCCCGAAGGCTACCAATATACCGTCAACGGCCGCGTCACCACCTGGCCCGCCGATCCGGTCACGGGGGCGAGCAACATTCTGCATCTCAGGCAGTTTCACCCGCTCGACGACTGGTACGGCATGGCGCCGCTGGAAGCCGCGCAGATCTCCGTCGATCAGCACAACGCCGCGGGATCGTGGAACCAGGCCCTGCTCAATCACGGGGCCAGGCCTTCGGGCGCCCTCGTGTTCGCGCCCAAGGACGGCCCCTCCTCGCTCACGGACGAGCAAATGCAGCGCCTGCGCGAGGAGCTCGGGCAGGTCTATCAGGGCAGCAGCAACGCCGGACGCCCGCTCATTCTCGAAGGCGGGCTCGACTGGCGCGAGATGAGCCTGAGCCCCAAGGACATGGACTGGCTCGCGGGCCGCAACACGGCCGCGCGTGATATCGCTTTGGCCTTCGGCGTGCCGGCGCAGCTGGTGGGCATTCCCGATGCGCAGACATACGCCAATATGGCCGAGGCGCGCATGGCGCTCTACGAGGAAACCGTTTTGCCGCTGGTGGGCCGCGTCATCGCCGGTTTCGATCACTGGCTTACGCCGCTGTTCGAGGACGGGCTCGAGCTCGATTTCGATCCGGACGAGGTGAGCGCGCTGGCGCTGCGCCGGGATACGCAATGGAACAAATTGCAGACGACCGATTTCCTCACGATTAATGAGAAGCGCCACGCCGTCGGCTACGCCCCGATCGCCGGCGGCGACGTACTGGATAGTGCCAACAAGAAACCGACGGTGTCATCGCCCGCGTTCACCGGCATACCGAAATTTAATCCGTATCACGATCCCGACAATGGCCAATTCACCACCGGCCCGGGCGGCGATGACGATGGCGACGAAGATGATCAGCCGGCTATTACTTTAGTAAGCGATACCTCAACGCCATTTTCTCGACCCGCGGGAGTTCCAGAAGATTGGATTCAGAGTCCGACTAAAGGACCCGGCGGCATCCAATTTACCGATCCAAATAATTCTGGTACATATGTACGGGTTATGCCCGGCGATCCTGACAGCGAATTTCCCAATTCCCAGGCGCCCTATGTGAGATGGCAAATGAATGGTCAAGCTCTTGATGCGAATGGCGATCCTTTACCAACCGCAAAATTGCCTGAGGCGCATATACCGTTAGACGAATTCGAAATACCGGCCGAGTTTTTCGATCTGCCATAGGGAGTAACAATGACAAAAATCTACCACAACATAATCCGGGATTGTCTGAAAGAGCTCTCGGACAAAGCCTATCAAGAACGAGTTTGGACAGGGTCATCACCTTCTGAAATGTCTTCTTTCGAAGAAGCGTTTGAACAGTTATACGGGGGAACCGGCTTGGATTCCGCTTATGGCAAAGGTGAACAAATTTACGGAGAACCTATTGATAGCCTTCTCAAGAATTTTGAAACGATGTTACAAAACACGCCACACAAAGGCCCTGCGTCTAAGCTTATCGAAGACGAAAAAATGATTCTTGTCCGCAAAATGGCGGCGCACATTTTGTCGCTCATCGAGCAACAGGATAGAGAAAAACAACCGGCTTAGAATAAAGTCGTGCTAAGAATGGAGCGGCAGCAACGCCGGTTTCGATCACTGGCTTACGCCGCTGTTCGATTCCGGGCTCGAGCTCGATTTCGATCCGGACGAGGTGAGCGCGCGGGCGCTCCCCTGATCCCGATACTCATGTTCCGATACCTCCAAATATGATAGGATAATGATCATGTACGGACTTCCTGAAAATTTCGATACCTCGTTTATTCAAGGGCAAACGCTGGAAATGGTTAGCTTCAATGCAAACCAGCTCTATTTGCATTTCAGCGGCCATGTTATGATAACGGTCGAAGCGACGTTTCTATATCAAGAAAGCGCTTCGCAACCGGCAAAACCCGTTCAGGTGCCGGTTAAAGAGTCTAACTTGATGCAGCTTGTGGAACATACGGTAACGAAAGCTTCCGGAGACAAAAACGGGACTTTGTCTTTGTTTTTCGACAACGGACAAACGTTCCAATGCTTTGACTCGTCCAAAAATTACGAATCCTATCAAATTAAAATTGGCGAAAAAGTTGTCATTGTGTGACCGGTTGTTTTCGCCGCGAGACAAATCTATTGAAAACCGGGCAAACCGAAATTTAATCCGTATCACGACGATCTCGGCTGCTTTACCTTCGGCCCCGGCCGCCCCGCTGGACAGCGGCCCGCCGCGCGCTATGATGCGCGCGCAGTAGGGTTTCTTCGCGGGGAGCGGAACATGATGATACGGCGGCTGGCGATAATCGGTCTTGTGGCACTCGCTCCGGCGCCGGCTTTGGCGCTGGAAGTCTCGTGCCCCGGCCCGGTCGATCATGTGTCGGTCGAGGCCGGCCCGCCCACGACGCAGGTGATCGACGGCAAGGAGCAGGTTTTCCCCGGCTATCTCGAGCAGGATGTCGGCGGCGATTACGATCAGGACGCGCCGCAGATGGAATGGAATTACCTTAACTGCGACGCGAAATCGACGCCGGTGGTGGCGCATTGCTTTGCGAGCCCGGACGACAGGACCGGCACCGATCTTGCCGTGCCGGAAGAGATCAAGAAATGCGTCTATGTGAAGGAAACGCAGAGTTTCTCCTGCGCCTCGCCGCCGCTCGAATGCCCGGGCGCCGATGCGCCGCCGCCGCGCGCCGAAGAGACCATTCACGCGGCGGCCGACGATGCGATCACCGACCGCGATCTGAGCCGGGCCTACGTCGCTCTCTTCAAGGCCAGCGATGCGGATGGGCAGGAACGGCTGCAGGCGGATGAAAAAGCGTGGCTCGCCGCGCGCGACAGGCAATGCGCCAGCGACGATCAGGTAAAACTGGCGCAATGCAACGCGCAAACCTCGGCCGCGCGTACGGCCGAATTGCAAAAGCGCCTCGGCTGCCTGCAAACGCCGGACGCAAGCTGCGCGGCAGCGGAATAATACAATAATGGAGTTTGTAAGCGCGGCTTTAAGCATGCGCGTTCGGGTCCCTCCCCCCGTGGGGGGAGGCTAGGCGGGGGGTATCATAAAGTTCTTTGTACCCCTCCCCTAATCCCTCCCCAAGGGAGGTGGATTCGTTCAGCTAGCCACAACCTGACACGCGATACATTTTTTACAAACACGCGCCGCAAGCTGCGCGCGCCGACGCGCGCCCGAAATTCGCAACAACGTGAGGATGGCATGCATATAAAACACATCGCCTGCGACCTGCAGGTCAAGAAATCCGGCGGCGCGGGCACCTTTACCGGTTATGCCAGCGTCTTCGGCAAGACCGACAGCCAGAACGAAATCGTCGCGCCCGGCGCCTTCGCCCGCACGCTGGCGTCCTGGCGCAAGCAGGGCCGCACCCCGGCGATGCTGTGGATGCACGATCCGGCGCAGCCGATCGGCCTCTGGCTCGCGGTCGCGGAGGACGCCAGCGGCCTCGCGGTCGAGGGGCGGCTGGCGCTGCGCACGCAAAAAGGCGGCGAGGCCTATGAGCTGCTCAAGATGGGCGCGCTTACCGGTCTTTCGATCGGCTATCGCGTCGTCGCCAGCAAGGTCGATGCCGTCCGCAAGGCGCGCGTGCTCACCGACGTCGATCTGTTCGAGGTTTCGCTGGTGACGTTCCCGGCGAACGATGCCGCGCGCGTCGGCGAGGTCAAACGCACGCCCGCCGGCGCCGAGCGCCGTTTGCTGCGGCTTTCGGCCGAACGGCTGCGGCGCGCCGCCGAGGTGCTGACGGCGCAAAAATAGAGGCTAGAGGCTGGGGGTCAGAGGCCAGGGATAAAAGTTTCCCTGCAGCGCTTCCGTTTCGCCAGCCTCTAGCCTCCGACTTCCAGCCTTCCATTTTCAACCACTAACAAGGAGTAAGCAGACATGATCGATTTGACCGAGGTCCACAACGCCAGCAACACGCTGGGCCGGGCCTTTGAAGAATACAAGCAGACCAACGATCTGCGCCTCAGCGAGATCGAGCGGCGCGGTTCGGCCGATACGCTGCTCGGCGAAAAGCTGGGCCGCATGGATGCCAGCATCAACAAACTGCAGGACGACATCAGCGGCGTCAAAACCGCGCTGCGCCGTCCTGGCAAGGCGGCCGTTTCGCATCTGCCCGAAAGCACCGGCAACCCCGAGTACAAAAGCGCCTTCATGCGCTATGTGACCAAGGGCTTCGATCAGGGCCTCGCGTCCTTCGAAGGCAAGGCGATGGAAGTGATCGACAACGCCGAAGGCGGTTACATGATCCCGATCGAGCTCGCCAACCGCATCGTCACGCGCCAGTACGACACGACGCCGATGCGCCAGATCTCGACCGTCATGACGATCTCGACCGAGGCCGTCGAAATGCTGCGCGACACCAACGCGCCGCAGGCGCAATGGATCTCGGAAACGGCGGCGGCGACGGATACCAACGACGCCCTGCTCGGCCGCATCCGCATTCCGGTCTACGAGCTCTACGCCCAGCCGAAAGCGACGCAGAAGCTGCTCGACGACGCCTTCATCAATGTCGAGGATTGGCTGGTGAACAAGATCGCCGCCCAGTTCACGCGTTCCGAGAACACGGCGTTCGTGACCGGCGACGGCGTCACCCAGCCCCGGGGCTTTACCAGCTACACGGCGCAGGCCGTGGCCGATAACGCGCGGGCGTGGGGCGTCCTGCAATATGTGCCGACCGGCGCATCGGGCACGTTCGCCAGCAGCAATCCCGGCGATTGCCTGTTCGACCTCATGTATCAGCTGCGCGCGGGCTATTACCCGAAGGCGTGCTGGCTCATGCCGCGCGCGGTCGCGGACCAGATCCGCAAGTTCAAGGACAACACCACGCAGAACTATATCTGGCAGCCGGGCCTCATGGCCGGCCAGCCGGCGACGCTGCTGGGCTTCCCGGTCAATATGGGCGAGGATTTGCCGGCCATGGCGCCGGGCAGCTTCTCGTGCGCCTTCGGCAATTTCGAGGAAGGCTACACGATCGTTGATCGCATCGGGTTCCGCATGCTGCGCGATCCCTATACGGCGGCACCCTTCGTGCGCTTCCGCTGCACCAAGCGCACCGGCGGCGACGTGGTGAACTTCGAGGCGATCAAGCTCTTGAGCTTCTCGACGTCATAGCGAGAGAGAGGCTGGAGGTCGGAGGTTGGAAGTCGGGGAAATAAGCTTTCCCTGCCCCCGCTGCTTCCTGATCCCCAGCCTCTGACCTCTAACCTCCAGCCTCTAACTCATTTAACAAGGAGCATCCAAATGACCACCCGCGATCTTCTTCGCAATCAGTTCGTCACGCCGAGCCTGCAGCCCGCCGCGCGCACCAACGGCACGGCGACCGGCACGGCCGTCGATCTGCGCGGCTATGACGGCGCCGTCATCGCCGTCTCGTTCGGCGCCTGGACCGACGGCACGCATACGCCGTCGGTGCTGGAATCCTCGGACGGCACCACCTATGTGGCTGCGGCCTCGACCGATCTCGACGGCAGCTTTACGCCCGTGAGCGGCACCGCCGGCCAGAACAGCGTCCAGCAGATCGGCTATATCGGCAATTACCGCTTTATCGAAGTGGTGATGACGACGACGGGAGCCACCTCCGGCGCCGTAAGCGCCGCCAGCGTCATCAGCGGCTATCCGCATAGCGGTCCGACGCAATAAGAAAGGGAAAATCCGGCGCTGCGGCGGGCAAAGACATGTCTGCCGCAGTTACGGGACAAGCGCCGATCGGGCCCGAAAGCGGGACGATACAAGCATGATAAAAACCGGCAAACGGCCGTCTAGTTAACGACGGGCTGTTGCTGGCTGCCGCGCCTCGGACGCGGCGCGGACGCCTCGGGCCGTTGCAGGAACGACGCGGCGATCTCGCTGATGCGCGTGGGCAGTTGCGGATGCGTCGTCGCGGTAACGGCGGCGCAGGCTTCGAACACATCCTTGGGATCGAGGCCGATAATGGCCTTAAGGAACAATTCGCTTGCCCGTCCATTGACCTGGGCGACCCGGCCCCGGTACGGCTCCGGCAGTTCGGGATTACGGAGCATAAAGGTGGTCGCCTGGGATACGTTTTTCGCCACGGAAATTATGACGGCCGGCGATTCCGTGCCGACGGCCCAGTCGATATATTCGTGGGCATGCTGAATATCGATATCGATATTTCCGCTTGATGTACGAAAGCCGAGCGTGCGCGACACAAGCTCTTCGTCATATTCGATCGGAACTTTGCGCATAAAGGCGAACAGCTCGGGCGATTGGGATTGATGTTCCAGCGCCTTCTCGACGTTATCGGCAACGACGGCCTTGATTTCATCGATGAAACTCATGGCGCTCCTCGCGATGTAAAACGCATCGACGCTATCAGCGCCGGCCGCGGCGCGCCAAAGGCAAACTGTGGTTAACGCGCGGAGTCGCGAAAAAAGCCCGTCCCTGATGTCGGCGGGCAACGGCCGGGCGAAAAGAAAGCGAAATCAAAGAGGAACGGGCATGAAAGCGGCCGGCTGGTATCTGGGCTTGCGATATATGCGCGGCGCCGGGCTGGTCGCGCGCGCGGCCGAACCGCTCGAGGCGGCGCGGCGCGGGGCGCAGTTTCTGTTCGCCGATCGCGTGTTGTGTGAGGCCCGGAACTGGCAGTTTATTACCGAGGATTGGTGGGACGGCCTCGCCGTCGGCGGACACCTTATATTATGGCTGCCCGACTGCCGTTATTGCGATCTCGAGCCGGGCGAAGCGAAACTTACGCTCGACGACGTCAGCGCGGCGCTGGCGCGGCGGCGCAACTGGCAGTTATGCGAAGCGGATCTCATCGACGGCCATGCCTACGTGGTGTTTCGCAAGCATGCGGAAAGCATCCGCGTCATCGCCCCCTGGCGCAAGCGCCCGAGGCATGTGCTCGTCGCGCGCACCGGCGCGCATGGCGATGCGCTGATGGCCTCGTCCATCCTGCCGCATCTGAAGCGCCGCGGCTGGGCGGTCGATTTCATCAGCCGCGAGGCCGGTTGCGAGGTCTTACAGGCCGATCCGCATATCGACGAGCTGATCCTGCTCGGCGCGGGGCAAGCGAAGGAAGACGAGCTTCCGTATTACTGGCAAGCCTGGGCGAAGCGCTACGACCGCTTCATCAACCTGGCTGGCTCGGTCGAAGGCGATTTGCTCAAGCAGCCGACGCGCGGCGATTATTTCTGGAGCGACGAGCAGCGCCGCAAATTATGCGGCCGCAGTTATCTCGGCTATCTGCATAAGCTTGCGGGCGTGCCGAAGCCCTATCGCGTGCGATTTTATCCGGCCGAGGATGAGATCAAATGGGCCGCGCGCATGGCCCTCAATTGCTCGGGCAAGGCGCCGGGTTTTATTCTGTGGGCACTGCGCGGCAGCGCGGTGCATAAATGGTGGCCCTATACGCCCGAAGCCGTGTGCCAGCTGCTGGCACGCACGCGGCTCAACATCGTGCTCACCGGCAATGCCGAGGCCGCGCCGCTGGCGCGCGAGGTTCTGCGCGCCGCCGCGCGCTATTACGGCGATAGCGGGCGCATCGTCACGCTCACGGGCACACATTCGATCCGCCAGATCATGACGCTGGCGCATCATGCGCGGCTCGTGATCGGGCCCGAGACCGGCGTGCTGAACGCCGTGAGCCGCGAGGCGGTGCCGAAAATCGTGCTGTTGTCGCATTCGGCGGCGGCGAATTTGTCGGACGATTGGGCGGCAACCACGGCGCTGGAGCCGGCAGCGCCCTGTTACCCGTGCCACCGGCTGCATTACGACCACCAATGGTGCCCGCAGGACGCCAAAACCGGCGCGGCGGCCTGCGCCGCTAGCATTCCGGCGGCGCGCGTCGTGACCGCCGCACTCCAGGCGCTCGCGGCCAAACCCGCGATCCCGTGGTGGCTGCGCAAGGAAAAGCATCGCGCCGCCTGATTTTTAACCCGAACCCGGATGAGATCATGACCGCATTCACGCTCATAACGCCGCCGGCGGCCGAGCCCGTCACGCTCGACGAAGTCAAGGCGCAGGCGCGCGTCGACACAGATGTCGACGACGCGCTGCTCGCCGGCCTTGTCACCGCCGCGCGGCTGTGGGCCGAGCAATATACCGGCCGCGCCTTTATCAATCAGACCTGGCAGATGTGGCTGGATATCTGGCCCTCGATCTTCGAGCTGTGGTGGGACGGCATGCGCCAGGGGCCGGTCACGGGGCTCGATGCCGTCAATTTCATCAGCCTGCCGCGGCCCCCCCTGGTCTCGGTGACGAGCGTTACCTATTACGACAATCTCGACAACGCCACGGTGTGGGACCCGAGCAATTATTTCGTCGACACGGTGCGCGAGCCGGGGCGCCTCGCGCTGCGCATGGGCTCGGTATGGCCGGCGCCGACGCGCCTTACCAACGGCATCGGCATCGAATATGTCGCCGGGTACGGCGCCGACGGCGACAGCGTGCCCGGGACGATCAAGCTCGCGATCCGCCAGCTGATTTCGCACTGGTACGAGCATCGCGGCGAGGCGGCGACGGCCGCCAGCACGCGCGGCACGGTCATCACGCCGATGACGCCGGTGCCGCTGGTGATCCAGGCGCTGCTCGATCCCTATCGGTTAAGGCGATTGGCAGTTTGATAAATCTGGCAACAGCGTCCCCCGCCCCTTGCGGGCGGGGACAGGGGTGGGGTCGGTGCCGTGAGAACATTTTTTGCACGGCTGAACTAACCCGCGAACAAACTTAAGGATGTTTCATGCGCATCGGCGAATTACGCAAACAAATCGCGATCCAGACCGAGACACCCACGCCCGACGGCGCCGGCGGCTATGCCCTTGCCTGGACCACGGTCGCGACGGTGTGGGCCGACATCAAGCCCGCCAGCGGCAGCAAGGTTTACACGGCGGGTCATCTCGAGGGGCATGTGACGCACGAGATCACGCTGCGTTACCGCGGCGATCTCGGCATCACCACCGCTATGCGCGCGGTTTACGGCAACCGCGCCTTTAACATCCGCGCGGTGCTCAATCTCGACGAGCGCAACCGGTGGACGCAATTGCTGGTCGAGGAAGGAGCCGCCGTATGACCGACGCGTTATTCGCCGTGCAGCAGGCGGTGCAGGCGGCGCTCGCCGCCAGCAGCGCGGTGCAGGGCTTCATCGGCAATCCGCCGCGGCTTTACGATCATGTGCCGCCGGGCGCGGTATTTCCCTATGTCGTGTTCGGCGCGATCACGGCCAAGCCGTTCGACGACAAGGACCGCACCGGCTTCGAGCAGACCGTGACGCTCGATATCTGGTCGCGCTACCGCGGCAGCAAGGAGGCCAAGGATATTCTGCAGGCGCTTTACGATACGCTGCATCGCGCCGCGCTCAGCGTCGCGGGCGAGGTGTTTCTCTCGTGCGAGTTTGCCGGCGCCGAACTGACGCCGCAGGCCGACGGCCTTACCTATAACGCCCGCGCCCATTTCGACGTGATCACGCAGAGTAGTTAACCGGATGCTTTGTCTTTTTGCGCATAAAGATTTTCGGCTATAGTGCGCGCCTTGCCGATTGGTGACCCATGACCGCCTCGCGAAATGACCGACCCCAGCGTAAGGGCTGGCGCAAATGGTTGCGCCGGGCGCTGTTTGTGCTGCTGTTTCTCGTGCTGGCGCTGATGGCGACCTCCTTGACGCTGGCGGTGATCGCGGTGGTCGAGGCGCCGCCCGGTTGCCGCGAATATAACGTGGCGACGTTCCCTTCGCCGGACAAGAAATGGCGGGCGCGGCGCTCGATCCACGAATGCAGCGTGCCCGGCGATCGCACGCATATCTGGCTGGAAGTCGCGCTGGTGCCGGCGATTACGTTTTTGCCGGCGCACGACACCAAAACGGTTTACACGCGCAACGCGCTCGGCGTGACGCCGGAAAGCAACGCGGTCGAGATATTCTGGACGGATGCAAAACATCTGGTCATCGCCCCCGGCCCCTGCGAGCGTAAGGAATTCG